AGTTATCTCATGCTTAGCTTTATCGCCATACTGGCCGCTGAGTAGCTTGCTGAGCAACCATTTACGTGTATCGACTCGCAACTTATTACGCGATACATCTTCAGCAATTGCTGCGGTGCTATCTGCTATCCCGATCAGCTCATCCGCCCAGGCTTCGGCCCGAATCTGTTTTGCGATCGTGTACGCTGCAGCAAATCGCTCGACCCATTCCTCCCCCACACCTTTGCGCAGCATTGCGTAATTGAGCACTGTACCCACTGAAGGCATAGCAGGATCCTGGCAGATCTGTCGCAGGCTCTCCCCCTCGCACATCCGCTCGATTACAGCCATGAGCAACTCCTCGGAGATCGGCATCCGCCCCCGGACTCCATTCTTTGGGATCCCGCCAGCCGGCCTGTTCGCCTTTAATACTTTTGCCGGGGCCTTCTTTGCAGCTGGGGCCTTCTTTACTGCCGGCTTTTTAGTTTGCTTTTCCATCTCTCCACCTCTTTAATGCCATCCAGGCTAGAAGCATTGCCTCTGCCCGGTCATGGTCTTTCTTTCGTGTGAGGAACTCATCTGAGCCCATTATGAGCCTTCTGGCTTTATCCATGCTGGCATCTTTGTCCAAGTTCTGCAGGCCTAACTCCTTTTTCCAATCAGCTGGCCTTGCTTCGCCTAGGTTACAATGCAGTTCAATCACTGACCGGGCAGCGCCAAAGCTATCACCAAAGCCAAACGCACTGGCAATCCCCTGCCCTGGTCTGGTTCCAACTCGCTCAATTATAGCATATTCATAACTGCACATGGGAGTCGGCACAAGCCTTTCGGCTATCACGCGTGGGTCTATCTCGTTTTTAACCGTTGCGGCCTTTACGCCCTTAATCCTGCGCACTGGCATGTCGAAACAATCGATTACCTGGCAGTGCTCATCAATTACTGCAATGGCGCCACTGAGCCCTGGGTCACATCCAATGAATAGCTTCATAAAAATGCTCCATAATACATTTGGGTCGGTACACTAGCCGTAATAGCTGTGCGCCGTTTAAAGCTGTTCTCTCTTTTATAGCGGCCTGTAAACAGCCGGGTTGATTTTGTGGTATAGAATATTGAACTTAGCGCCAGCATTACATCATTCCCGTCTGCAGTAACTACCCTAGTTATGGGGATTGAGTTCCTCAGACTTTCATACTCTACAGTCTCATCCCGTATCGCCTGGCTATAGAAGTCAATAAGCTTAAACTTCCTGAGTGTTTCAATATACCCGAACGCCCCAGATGTCCGGGTTTTTGGAATTACTCTGAGCACTGAGTTATTAAAATACTGGATTGAGTCCCGGGTGGGTAGGCTATCCACTTCGCCCACAAAGGTCAACGATGATGATAGAAAAAGATCTTTATCAACGCCAGAAACCCGGCGGCTTGGAATTCGTATTGCCCCGGTATCCGATGAGACGGGTACATAACGAAACTCCCCACCCACTGATGGTATAGTTGGGATTGAGCTGTTGACCGTAACGCTCAGCACTGCAAGCGATGGGGTCAGCCTAATTACCGGCGTCAGGTCAGTTACCAAGGTCTCTACCGTTGAGGATCCTGTGGGGTATACTTCTGATATCCGGAGAACTCTCGGAGCTACAACGATCGAGTCACTGCTCATGGTTACGAACGTACTGATCCCAAATCTTATCTCGGCGGGTCCGGTACCCGGGTCAGACATATATGCCGCTATAGGCTGCCCAGTCAGTTCTATCTCTGAGGCAAGGGCATCGGGCTTTGGTGTGAATGCATCCGTTCCAAGTACCAGGTCAAGATAAGGAGCATAGGCGCTAACAGTAACCTGGCCCTCTGAGTTTATAGAGGCAACATAAAGCCCAGCATCGGGCCCATCCAAAACCACATAGGAGAACCGAGCCCTATCAGACCGAAAGCTGCCGACATACTGGATTGCCCTGGCATTATAGATGACAAGGGCACGCAGGCCATCGGGCCCAACACTAAAGAAGCCCACTTTCTTCAGGCCAGAGACCGGGTTGGTAAACTTACCAGTAAAAGGGAAGGCCACACTGCTGCCAGACTTAGGCAGAACGATTGCCAGACCATCTTCAGGGGCAACAAATCGGTACTGGCTGCCGATATCAAAATTTAGCTCGGCGCCCTCTTTGTCCTTATAACGTATAAAGTTCACCTCGGTGTTAGGGTCACTGGATTGCACGGTGCAAGACACATAAAAAGGGCGCCCTCCCGTAACGTCTGTGATGTTCTGAAACGGACCTTCTACAATAGCCATAACTGAATCCTAATAAAGGGGCTATTCGCCCCTGTTGATTTTAGTACTTGTCGCGCAGCATTTCAACACTACAAACCTGGCGGCCAACTTCGCCATAATCTTTGTGCATCGTGATGAGTTTAACATCTCGCCGGCTCATAAAGCCATGATGTACACCATACGAGTCACCAGCCGCCAAGGTCCGGAATTGCTCGACAACGCAGCCCGTGTACTCTTTAAGAGAATCATGGTGATGGTGCCCGCGGTAGAAATATCGATACTCTGATTTTCCCCATGCTTCCGTTTTCTCGGTTGCCATCACGATTGGCAGGTTAGCGTCCCGGGTCTCATGGCCGTGCGTTGTTCCGATCAGAACTTTGCCATGCTCGATGTAGTGGCGATGGGCAGGGCTGACTCGGATGTCGACGCGTTTGTTGTCTTCAAATACATAGGCCAGAGTCACCTGCATTGCGTTGGCAAGAACTTCGTCGTGGTTTCCCTGGACAACAATAACGCTAACTTCCTGATGGTATCGCAGAGCAATCCGGATCATGTTAATGAAGCACCGGATCCCTGAGTTGATAATTTTAGGAAGACGGGCATCACAGTCAAGGACATTGCCTGACTTTGAAGTGGTGCCACTCATATTATCAAAGTGGAAGTAATCGCCTAGGCTGATTAACAAACAGCGCTCAGCTTTTGGGGCCCGCTCCATGAGCTCATAAACTGCATTGGTGTGATCTGCTTCCGCAATGTCAAGATTGAATTCTTCACCAACTTCTTCACCCCAGGCGTACATCCCAAAGTGCGGATCCCCGAATGGTATGACGTTCATCAGGTTGCTGTCAGCCTTCTTTGAGCGCTTAAGCTTTTTCTCGACTGGAGCCTTCGGCAGGTCAGAGATGAGGTCACGAATAGCTTCTTCAAATGCTTCAGCTTGTGCGACCTTGTTAGGCTCTTCAATTACCCATTGCAGCATTGTGCTACCATCACGGCGATCGTAGAGGGTCGATTTGCGCTTAACTGCAAAGCCTTCCATGGCTCGGATGTTGGCTGGGTCTGCTGGGTCCACGTTCTGCTTTGCGGCTTCTGTTTTTGCGCGGGTCAACGATCGGCGGATTGAGGTATCAAAGCGGCCAAGCTCTTTGGCGGTATCCGTAATGCTTCCGGTCCGGATTAGTGACTCAACAGCTTCACGCTGCTTATCTGTTCTGCAAAATTCAATTAGGCGGATGTCTGCGATTGCGTTCATGGTGTTACTCCGATTTTATAGCCGATCACTAACCAGATGGTAGCGAGTGTGAGCAAAAAGAATGCTTTGTAAATTACCAGCTCGGTGAGCCTCAGGTTGATAAATCCCAGCAGGATGATAAACATAAAGCACTTATCAAATAGCTTTTCGGATAGAGTCCTTTTCATGGTGTTGCCCTTTTTAGTGGTTCCAATGTCTTCCAGATCCCGCCTCAACTTCAACGGGTATATCATACTGCGCTAAACTGTTGTTTGCCGCTACTTCCATGGCCTTTATTATAAGGGATGTATACTTACTTGTATAGCTATCTTTTGCAATTGCAACAATCTCATCGTGCACAACATCAACGAGCCAACCGTCTGCAGTGTCATCAGGACACAAAACAATAGCCTCCAGCGTCATATCCGCACCGGTCCCTTGGTCACCATAGTTTAGCGCTGAGTTCATCGAAGCAGCATAAATGGATCTGCCCGAAAGAGTTTTTATGTCATATAGCGTCTGGTCTTTTTCTACCAGGTCAGCGCCTTCTTTCATCATCATTGTAAACCGGCCGGCTTTCGATGTGCATCGAGTCCAAATCTGCCAGAATCTGACTTCTGGGTACTGGTCAAGCCATGCATCACGAGCCTGGGCTGCCTCTTCAAGTGTCCAAGTTAAGCCATAGTCCGTCACACCTGTTCGCCAAAGCTTAAAGGCTGCCATGCCATACAAAAGCCCAAAATTAACGGCCTTGGCTGCTTTGCGCTCGTTGCCGTACTTCTCTTTAAGCTCGGAAACCTGATCTTTGCTCTGGGTTTTCAGGAAGTCGACAACCGTTATGCAATCCGCCGGCAAAATAAAAGTGCCTTTTCTTATACAGATACCGAGCGCCGTTGATAGGTGTGGATCCAAGCCAAGCTCAAAAACCTGGACCAAGGGCATTCCCACGCGTTGCATATCAACCAGTGCAGAGGTAAGACCATGGCGGTATTGATCCAGATATGCACCGATACGTGCCTCCTCATCCTGGTACTCCATTGGATCCTTTTCGGGACCCGCAATTACTTGCCCACGTTTACCGGCTGCGATCGCTTCATTAACCCAGCGCTTGGCATTACCTGCATCAGCCTCTATAACGGCACGCTTTGCCAGGCCGGCTGCTATGCGCAGCTCTATCTGA